CTAGTACTGAAGTTAAGTACTCCCCATAACCAAAGCCACTCCGTGGCTTTGTATCATGGGGAGCACTTAACTTCTCGTTCTAGCCAGCAGAGTGGAGTACTTAATTTAAGTACTCCACGGTACCGTCTAGTACTCCGCGGTATATAAGTTATACATAGATATATCCTATATATAGAATGGCATCTATCCATAGAAATGTGCTTTCCGCCGAAGAACTTGAGTACTTGAATAATCTCCCAGAAGTTCTCTCCGCCAAGGCTTCGCTCGATTCCCGTTCATCTGGAATGGTCTATTTTTCAGTTACTCTAACGGATTCTATTCGTGCCACCTTAGAGGACAAATTTGGTTTACAACTTTCTACCGGCTCCATTCCTATGAGATGGATCAAGGGTGATACGGCGCCGCACATCGACCATGGTGCATCCAGCTTCCAGAATACATATCTACTTTACGTCAATAACAGCCCTGGCGAACTCCTAGTAGATTCGCAGTCCTATCCTATTAAAGCAAATACAGGATTTGTATTCAGCGAAGGGCTTTCTCACAAAACGCAGGGGACTGGTAATGTTGCCCGTCTACTGCTCGGCCCCATGAATGAATTCGCTGAGCCGGTTGGAAGTCAAACATACTATTTTTCTACAGAGGCCGATGCCCTTGCTAGTATGAATGCACTCGGGTCTGGTGGGAATTTTGTAGTTGGTAACGGCGGCCCCTATGGCCCTGGCAGCGGATATATGTATTGGCGACTCGCTTCAAACAGTACAGGCTCATCTTCACGTTATATAGTATATGCAAATGGCGATAATTTAAATCCCGATGGTGCATACTACTTATACGCCTCTACCCCCTGTTTCTTAGAGGGGTCTAAAATCCTCTGCCAGGTAGATGGGGTTGAAACGTATGTACCTGTAGAGCAACTCGAAAAGGGGATGCTCGTGAAGACGAGCCTTGACGGATACAAGGCTGTTGTCTTAATTGGAAAGGGGGCTATTCAAAATCCTGGAAACGATGTACGGACTGAAAATCGCCTCTACAAATGCTCGCCTTCTAAGTATTCTGAACTGAATTCCGATTTGTATATCACAGGTTGCCACTCTATCCTTGAATACACAATAACTGATAAGCAGAAGGAGGATATTATTAAACAGCTTGGTAGACTATTTGTAACAGATAAGAAATATAGACTGATGGCGCATCACGATGAGCGTGCGGAGCCCTGGAATTCTGAGGGCGTCTATACAATCTGGCATTTCGCTCTTGAGAACGCCGATGATGGAATGAACTATGGAGTCTATGCTAATGGGCTACTTGTGGAAACGTGCGCTATACGGACATTAAAGAATAAATCAAATATGTCACTAACGTATTAATGAAAAATTGAAGGGTATTTTTTCCAGAGACCTCACAAAATGACTACAACTTCTATGGGTGGCCTTGTAAATATGGGGATGACCTGCTACGCAAATGCAGTGTTTCAAGCGGTAAGGCATTGCTCGAAGATTCCGTGGATCTTCGAGGAAGGCCGATATAATACACTCTTTCATAAAGATACGACCCCTAAGAGGATGGTACAGCAGACACTCACGGCAACCTTTGCCAATGTAATTCAGTTGCTACAGAAATGTAAAAAGGGGCAGGTTGTCCGCCCTGCAGACTTCTGGGTCAAGCTCGGACCCTGCGTCCAGGACACCATCTTCGAGCAACTACAGATGCGCATGTGCCACGACGCCCACGAGTTCTATATCTGCCTTCTCGATATTATTCACGAGGCTCTCGCCCAGGAGACAGATATGCGTATCCTTCGGCCGCCGCCCACCACCGAAGCAGAGCGCCACTGTATCAAGGCACTCGAAACCTGGCGTACACAGTTCACAAAACAGTACAGCCCTCTTGTAGACCTCTTCTATGGTCTTCAGCACATTGTAGTGAAGTGTAAGGGCTGTGGAAATTGCTCGCACCGCTGGGAGACATTCACCTCTCTGAAAGCAACTGCGCCGCAGGTGGGTGACCCCGTGAGTATTATGGATATGCTAAAAGAAGAGTACAAACCCGAGACAATCAGCGATTATGACTGCGAGAAGTGTCGGCCGGCGCGACAGGAGGCCGAGCAGACCACCTATATCTGGCGTATGCCGCATTATTTAACCTTCGTCGTGAAGCGTTTTACGCATACTGGTGGGCGTATCAATACGCCGGTGGCTCCGGTGAATCAGCCAATCTCTTTCGAGGCCTTCTTCTCAGAAGAAAGTCCCGAAAAAGTGGGAAAGAATACCTATCGCCTGCATTCTATTGTAGACCATCACGGGTCAGCTGGCGGCGGTCATTATACGGCCCAGTGTCGCAAAGATTCGGAATGGCACCTCTATGATGATAACTCGGTCCATGACCTGAAAGGACCCATGTTCGGTTCATCAACATATATGTTATGGTTTGAGCGCAGTTAGCTGCTCTGCTGAGGTTTTCAAGTTCACAGAAACCATTCCATACTCCTCATCCGTTAATAGGCACTTTTTTGTGTTGATAACCCAGTTGCAAACATTGTAGAGGGTTTGCCAGTCGCCCGCGGCCATCGCCTTCGGCATTACGTATTGCAGCGGCATCTTCTTATTGTCATAAAGCCCGCGATAGTTCGTTATCATGTCAAAATAATCACCATAATATAGGTCGAAGAGGCCCCTATTCTCGAAATAAACCGGTGAATAGAGCTGCTCGTCGGCGTGACCGTAGCCGAGGTCAAGATAATACATGAATTTCTCGATTATTTTTTTAGCGAATAGATTCATATTTTCAGCACTACCAGTGAAAAATCCACTACAGAGAGAGCAGCGACCAAATCGATAGTATTCATTCGTGTCAGCAATCATCGACTGTGGGATGTAGTCGATATAAATAGTAGAGACCTTGTCACGGGGGGGTCCGCAAAAAACCTCCTCAAGATGCGCGACATTCTTATAGCCCATGCGCTCAATACATATATTTAGCCAGGCGAAGTGCGTCGAACCAAAGGGATTTGTCGCAATTATTTTCTGCATTAGACTATACCGCGCCATACATAGTAAATAATATGAGGCGGTGTTTCTATCATCTCCTTGATAGGGGTGGTCGATGCGATTCTGGATAATCTTTGAACGGTATTTAGTGAGAGGTAGTTCCTCAAAGTCTACAACGTAAATCTTGAGACTTGAGAGGAGATGCTGGGGGCGCATCGCGCGTATTGTAGGAGCATCGGCCTCCTCACAGAAAACCACTAGAGGCTGGTCGAGGCAGAGCGTACTATATGCAGATGTAAGATAATGCTCCTTGGGGCGGGCCTTGATAGAAGGAGAGGCGTCTGGCATTTTTGTGAGGTCAAAATATGCAGTTACGATGGTCCAGGGTGTTGCTGTAGTTTGGCCTATTTTTCGCGGTCCGAGAAGAGTCTCCCATGTGTATGGCTGCTCCTCAAATGCAATAAGACCCGTGCCAGACCAGTGACCGAGGGGGGTTATATCGAGCTTCTCGGCGGATGGAATTTTATACCAGAAATTGTCGCGCATTTCCTTGAAATACCAGATGTCGTCGCAGAGAAGTATTCCCTGATATCCTGACTGTTTTAGCCACGTGTAAAATTCATATTCTGGTGCGCCTGAGTGGGGGTCAATGTCTAAAACGATTAGGGCCGACGAGAGGATCGTATCCTTCCACTGCAGACGCACAGATGGATTCCATAAGTCAGCAATATGTAAGTGCAAATTAGGTATTTCATATGGCTCTACCTTTAGTATAATATCAAAACTGTGAACCTTATTTGTAGGATTTGAGCTTAGAGCAAGGGCTGAGGAGCCACGGTGCGTTCCAATATCGATAATTACGGAATTATTAAACTTACTGGCTAGCTCGCCGAGGAGCCGGTAATGCTGCTCGCCTGGAGGACCATAGAACTCGGATGCATCAATAGAAAATGTTGATAATGCAACACTTTCTAAATTGAAATTTGAAACATTCGCTACTGATATCATTGGAGGAGGAGTATATTAATACTTTTAAAATATGACGCGAAGCTGTATATGCCTTAGCATATACAGCGACCAATAAGCTGTATGCCTTAGCATATACAGCGACCAATAAGCTGTATGCCTTAGCATATACAGCGACCAATAAGCTGTATGCCTTAGCATATACAGCGACCTCAAAGTTTATTAGAAAAACTATCAATAGCCCCAGATTCGATAAACTTTGTCTGAACTGGTCCAAAGAATCCATTCGCCCCTTCTACACGGAAATGGACGTGTGGCTTTAGTTTCATAAAAAGGCCTACACGGTAACCCTGGGGGCTTCCACGAATACGAAGAAGGGCCACGCCCTCGTCATCGGCCTTAATAACGCCGGAATTCTCATAGTTGCTATAGGCAACATCCCATGATTTTAATGAGTTGTCGGGGTGCGCATCAGGCTCAGAGGCCCAGTATACTACTCTGGCACCTGGGCGTGTGCGGATTGTCACAGACTCGTTGGCCCCCTGTGGTGTTTTGAGTGTCAAGGCCTCTGCAGGAAAAAGTGTTTGTCCTAGGAAGGGTAAATAGACATCGCGTCTTAGAGCAAGTAATAGGGTGCATATACCGACTACGATATATAGGTAAGACGACCAGCGGCGCCCAATGAAGCTCTTTAGTACGTCAAATCCCATGGTTCCAACTACAAGCCAGTTCAAGCCGCCAACTATGACTAGCATAACAATAAACATGTAAATTTTCTTGTTTATCATCATATTCGTTGGCGTTGTATTTGGCAAAATATCCATATCCTATATTAGAATGAGATGTGTTCAGAACAAATGGGGGGCGGGTTCATCGTGTGAACGTCCCGTAAACTCCGACAACAAAAAAATTTTAGAGGCAATGCTCGCTCAGCGCGCAAAGCAAGATGCTATGTGGTTTAAGGCGGAGCCTGGAGCAGTAGCGGAGCCTACAACTGTCCCAGCCCGTTACACAGGATCTGTTCCCACTAAGTATACATCCGCTGAACCGAAACGTCAATCTCAGGCCCCTTCCGCTTTAGAAAGAGATCGATATGCGTCTTTTTTACAATAAAAGGGAGCTGGAAATCCGGAATGTGAAACGGCAGGTCCTTAGTGTTAAAGATACGCAGCATATTAATCTTTTGCGTAACCTGCTCGATACAGCGTTTCAGCTCACGCACACCAGCCTCATCACCGGAGTACTCGTTGATGATATACTCGAGAATCTCCTTTGAAATCGAAACCCGCTCAAGAAGATTCACCTCTTTTAGGGCTCCAGGTAGAAGGAAACTCTCAGCAATCACCAGCTTCTCCTTCTTATCGTATCCCTGCAGCTTAATCACAATCATACGGTCCAACAGAACCTTGTCAATCTTTGTAATGTCATTTCCAGAGAAGACAAACATCGTACGACTGAGGTCAATCGGAACACCCGCTAGATACTTGTCCTCGAAATCACCATTCTGAACCGAATCCGTCAAATGGATTAGAAGATTCTGTACCTCCTCACCCTTAGCCGTGCTCGAAATCTTATCGAGCTCATCAAACATAAGAACCATTGACATGCTCTTAGCAGAAATCAGAGAGTTCGCAATCTTACCCGCGTGCGACCCCTCATAGACAAGCTGATGACCAGTATATGTCGTTGCGTCCGAATCACCACCGAGGGAAATGAACTGGAAGGGCCAATCAAGCGCCTTCGCAATACCGTTCTTGATTAGACTCGTCTTACCAATACCTGGCGGGCCGACCAAAAGGAGACTGAGGCCACGTGCGCTCGGGTTCGCAATCTTAGAGGCAATAAACTGGAGAATCTGAAGCTTTGATTCCTGCTGGCCGTAAATGGCAGCAGAGAGGTAGTTTTTAGCCCGCTCCATAAAGGCACTGCACTGCTCTGCACCGGCATCCAGGGTTACTGGCATATCCTTATAGATGCCGAGTGGAAGCGACGTCACCTTCTCGAGCCAGGCACGGTGCTTATAGTATTCACCAGAGCTGGGGTCAATCTCCTGAAGCGCATGATACTTCGTAAGAATCATGGCCTGTGTTGCAGCGTCGACACCCATCGTAAGAATCTTAAACATCATGTTTTCCTTTTGCTCTGGTTTCTTTTCAAGGGCCGTGATAAGCTTTTCCTGTTTAGAATTATCGAGCGCCTTGAACTGGTCGATTTGCATATCGATGCCGTCGTGCTCTACGGGGGCGGTCACTAGCTCAACAAACTTGCGAACAATAGGTGCCTCCTTTTTCATGTTATAGCGCTTAGGCACATTACGCTCGGCGGAGTTGTCGATTGACCCGAAACTAATACTAAGGCCGCCAAGGGTGGGCTTCTTTTTCGGAGTGTCCTCGTCGTCAGTATACTCATCGTCATCGTCATCATCGTCATATTCTTCCTCTTCATCATCGAGTTCCATTGTATTTTGTACTGGTAATGGGGGGGGTGATACTGGCCTCTTTCCATTCTTCCGCGCAGCAATAGCAGATTGGCGAGCGGACCGACGAATGGTTGCACGCATCTCTGGGGTGAGATCCGTATCATCCGAATCCTCCTCAGAGGAATACGCAATAAGACCACGGATATTTCCATGGCTGTCTACACTATCATCGTCGCTGTCGCCACTGCCACCCTTTGATTTGCGTCTACGAGCATTCTTGCCACCCGGGGAACCCGCGTTGCCAGAATCCTTTTTTCTGGGAAACTTTGTCATAATTCTACCTCTTATAAAAAGAAGCTGCCGCCTCAAATTTACTTGCGGCTGCGACTGCGCTTTCCGCGGCCACTGCGGCCACGGCCACGGCGGCCACCCTTCTGGCCCTTCTTTGTTACATTTTTTACCGCACTATTGAAGTGTCTCACAACAATTGAACCAACCTTGCGAGCACCCTTTATAGTTCCTTTAACAAACTTTCCTGCAAGTTTTATGCCGACATTTGCAGTGTTAGCCACCGCACGCACGGCGTGATTCACAGGGGCGGATACCCGTGATGCAATTCCTTTTGATACCTTACGAGTCTTAGCCATTCTACTATGCCCTTTTAAAAAAAGGGCCCAAAAAGAGCTTTTTTTGGAAAAACGGCCTTTTTTTGGAAAAAAGGCCCCAAAAAAACTAACGGCCTCTAGCAATATCAAGTTTTTTTGGGGCCTTTTTTCCAAAAAAAGGCCGCGCTTTTTAAAAAGGCCGTTCACTTTAAATTCTCCAAAACATCCATCATCATAAATTTCGTCTTTACTGAAATACTTTGATAAGCCGCGTGATTATTAATAATCTCGTTAATACTTTCCGCATTTTCTTCATAAAGCATCTTTCGACCACTTACAAAGAATACTGTGTTCTTCTTTTTCATAACCTTTGCCATCCGAAGAAGGCAATCCGAATACTCCTCAAGAATTGTCTTCTTATCCTCCAGCTTACCAAAGGCAAGCATGTTCGTAAGGATTAACTTAAAGGTTGACTTCAACAGGTCAATATTCAGAATATCAAGTGTAATAAGCTCGGCGATAAATTGACTGTAACCGCGTCTGTAACGTTTTTCCTTCTGCGCCTCAACGAAGACTTCATAGTCCCGCGTGGTCGGGTCCTGAATATCATCGAAGATCGCAAGATAGTTCTTCTGAAGCAGATGCATTTCTGTAAGAATTACGCTGTAGCGCCCCGAAATTTCAGAAAGAAGCTTTGCATATAGAGAACAGAAAGTCTCTTCAATCGCGGCCTTCTTAAAGACGAGAAGGATGAAATCGCGAATTAACTCTTGTAAATCTGGCTCACCCGAGCCAAGAATCTGATAGAGGAAATCGCGAATTTCATTATACGTCAGGGGGCTAAACTTATTTAGTTTGGAAAGAATAATATTATTGAGAATTTTATCCTCCACCGGCTGGGTGCTATTCTTAAACTTGCTCTGATATTTTGCGACGGGTGGAGGTGGGGTACCGGTATCAATTGATGTAAATGATTTTGTAGATGAAATACGGGGTATAGGGGAAGATTCTCCTGAGCGCCCCCCATTCCGTCGAACATCTGATGGATTAAATCGATATGGACTTCCGGGTTCAGGTGAAGCCCGTCTCCAATCAGACTGGATGCTAGCCTGTAAATCGATAAGATCCTTCATGTTTGCAATCGCCGAGCATACTTCTGGGGATGCCTTTGGTACTTGCGAACCCAAGAGGGTCTTAATCTGCTTTTGGATATTTTCAACTAGTGCATCCATACTTCTATATATGAATTATTGGTTGCTTTTTAGACGAGGTCAAATTTTAACAGATGCACCACCCTTTTTTTGAAAAAAAGGGCCCAAAAACTCAGCAAAAAACTAGATGCTTATAGTATTGCAATAGGCATCTAGTTTTTGGGCCCTTTTTTGAAAAAAGGGCGCGGTTGAATAAGACCCTCTAATCTCCCCATCCTAAATATGCCATTAATAAAAGAGGCCGGTCTAGAAAGTTTACACAGTATAATTGGCTGTAAATTGGAAAACACGGCTCCAATTCTAAATCGGAACCTCGAGGGGGCGCTGAAGGTTTCTCCGCTGCACTTCAAGATGCGTGTAGATTTAATTGAAAAAATAAGAACTTTCGGACACAGCGAAGAAAAAGAATGGAACAACCGGTTTAATGAAATTGCTGAGACTGAAAAGGCTCTCAAGGAATTCTTAGACCCTTCCTCAAAAGATCTGAAAGATATGCAAGAGGATGCTCTTTCGCAGCTATCTTTTCAAATGGACGACTTCCGCTGCCTGAATTACATACCATATTTCTTAACCTTGTTCGCCATATTCAAGATTTGGATTGTACCTGCAATGGCAGTAGTAACACCCGTTATTGTCTGGATTCTACCCTATATTTTCTTACGATTTATGTATAAACTCCCAATTACACACGAGCAATATAATGAAATTCTCGGTATGTTCCTATCAGGTAATCCCATACAACTTGACGGTTTAAGAAAGCCCGTTATAAAGCCGGCAGAGCCATTCAATTTCCGTGTTATCGTTCAATATGCCTTCATGGCCTTTTCATTCGCCCAGAGTCTGATACAACCCATACAAAACGCCCTGCACTTGAATACAATTGACTCTAAACTTATTGAAAACGGGAATAAGCTTCTAAAACTAAAGGAACATTATGAGTTTTTCAGAAAGGAATTTGCCCGTCTCGAGCAACCATATCCCTTTCGGCGCCCCTTTAGTATAATTGGCGATGACCCACGCCTGGCCGTTCACCTGCTAATCGAGCAGCCAGAACGAATTCGAATTGCGCTGAGAGACCTTGCTGATTTAGAGGTTATTTGGAGACTTGTTAATTATGACCTTCTGAAGCCGGCTGAAATTATAACGCGTGGAGACCACCCCATATTAATTGGAACAAAGATGGTTGATATTTCTCTGGGAGGGGATGCTGTCGCATCGTCAATTGTACTCGACGCGAAGGCGGGGCATGCGGCGCTAACTGGACCAAATGGTGGTGGAAAATCGTCATTTATGCGCGCAGTCCTGCAGGGTGTTCTGATATCACACGCATATGGTCTCGCCCCAGCTGAGAGATTTGTTGTACGCCGCTTTGGCTGGATTTCATCAGGTCTTCGCCTACAGGATCGCCCAGGGGACCTGTCGTTCTTTGAAACGGAAGTCTATTTCGCCTCCGATATTTTAAAGAAGCAGGGGATTGGTCTTGTGCTATACGATGAGCTTTTCCATAGTACGAATCCTCCAGACGGTATCCGTACAGCGGAACTCTTCTTGAAGCAGCTTTGGAATATGCCGTCTGTGATAAGTGTCGTCAGTACGCACGTATTTGACCTGCTTGAATCGGCCCCGCCTGTTGTCAAGAAGGTATGTTGCAACGCTGTTGAAATTGGAGATAGAATTGCTTTTAGTTACGAGGTAGTACCAGGCGTGTCGAAGATAAGCAGTGTTACGGAGATATGGAATCGATTTGGGCTTAACAGCTTATCCTAATCCCCACATATAACGTGTTGTGCCAAAGTTAAGTACCCCCTTTTAGGGGGTACTTAACTTGGCCTACAACACTACTTGGGACGTAGGCTAAAAGAAGTACACCCCAACGGGGTGTACTTCTTTTTGGCACTAA